AGTTGACGATAGCCGTATTATCGCTGATGGCAGTGACTTTTTCAGAGCTTCCCTAGCTCATTAGGCATTAAATGAGTCATATTCAAACGAGCACTGTAAGCCACTATCATTAAATTGGTTTATTCACTTCAGTCCTTAGGGCAGCAAGTCCTTGCTCTGAACTCATACTACGAGGCAGCCCAGCGGCTTCAACAGCTCTATTTATTGCCCCATGGCCAGCTCGCTCAGCAATTTCTGCTGGGCTGCGAGCCACGTCATGCTCCAGCAGCGTCTGAGACTTTAAGCGTTCACCGGTTATTGCTCGATTGATCAAGGCGGAATACTCTTTATCAAAATGGCCTTTAAGACGTAACCGTTCTTTCTGAGAAGTTACGTTTGCCAGGTCCCACCAGCCAACCGCACAACCCGCCAACTTAACCGCTTCATGGCTCCAACCCCGTCGGTTAGGGTCGTAGGCATAAGCACAGGCTTCGTGCCAAGCTGCTGCTGAGTCCGGTATTCCAAGATCTTCTGGGCACAGCTCACAGAATGCTGCAAACTCGGCTGGTTGAGGAGGCCAAGATGTCTGCTTTTCTCGTGCCGCTGATTTCACTGCTTTACGACAGCGTTGCACACCAAGCTCAAGGTGGCCACGGCTCAAGTGAGCCACCTCGGCCATCCAGAGACCCGATTTGTCGAATTTTCCCCATTTATGCTCAAACTTCGCCCCGTAAAGCTGCCTCAGTGCATCAAACATAAAATCCACGTCTTGCTCAGATATTAGTGAGCTAACGCCTTTCCTATCAGCCGTTTCAACCTCAATAATACGGCTGCTCTGCTGATTTACTGGTGAGTTTGCACGCCTACGGGCTTCTGCAGCAGTGATATGATTCGATTCAAAATTTCGGTATCGGTTAGCTTTGTTCGTTCTATTGGCCTTGAATTCAGACGATTTCAAACCGTTAGGTTTGTTATTATCGAAATCTAAATCGCGTGTCATACTTGAAGGAGTTATCTCTGTTGTTTTCTCTGTTGTTTTCTCTGTAAAGAAATCGACCTTAGTGCTAGTCATGATCTCCCCTTTTGTTGAGTCTTGATTCTCTGTTTCACCAATACTTGATTCGCTGTTTGGTCGAATCTGTTCAACCGCAGGTGATTTCCGCTGCTTTTCCATACCGAGCGACTGAGTTATTAATTCGTATAGGCGATCACAATTAACGCGATACCAAACTTTAGCAGGTACATCTTTACGCACTTCTTCAAGTACGCCGATATCTTTCAGTGAACGCCGAGCTGTTGCTTGCTGCTTGACTGTCATGCCTGTCTCAGCCTCCCAACTATCCGTTTCACCAGATTGGGACTTGTAAAACCATCCGTCACGTGCCTGTGCAGTTGGTGATTTAGTCCAAAAAAGGGCTTGTGATAGAAACAATGCACCGGGCACCGTAACCCCTGGGAGGCGCGTAAACTCAGAACGATAAGCTATAGGGCTACCCAAAAGTTCTAAGAGCTCATCAGTCTGTTTATGTCTGCTTATCTTTTGCATTAGGCTTCATCAATCAGGCCAGCCACATCACTTGCGCAAAAATAAACGCGTCTACCAACTTTTCTCTTAGCGTGACTCCATTTCAAAGCAAACTCAGATTTACCTCGCAAAGATATACTTAGGCCATCTGGGCTACGCTTTAACAAATCAGCAAGATCAGTTAACGAAAGCAGAACGCCGTAACGTTCAGTAATCTTTTTTTCAAGTGTCATAACCCACCCCTAAACAACGTTAAACTAAACTTCTTTTTTTAATATTTACGCCAAACAAAAGACAACTTCAAGCACTTTCTTTATATAAAAAATTGAAGCTATAAAAACAACTCCGACATATCGTAAACATCACTTTACAAAGAAAACCCGCTTCCTTTATATCGCCAATAAAATCAACCTAAAACATTAGAACGTCTTTATTGACACTTGAAGGGCAGAAAATATTCAATACTTTTAAAACATATAAAACATGTAGATTTTAGCCGCTAAAACATACGCAACAATCAAACACAACATTAAAAATGTATCGTATTTCATATTAAAAAATATACAAAATACGATATGAAATACGATATGAAATACATTCCAAAAATAGCATTAGCAGCAATAGTTTTGCCTTTGGCTGTGAAATCTAGCTATTGATTGAATTATGGAGCTACGTATTCCTGCCACTACTGCCCTCTCATGAGCAGTAACAGCAAAAACAAGCCGGACGCCAGAAAGAAACAAGCCTCATTATCAATAAGACTTGGCTACTAGGTAGCGTTTTAAATGTACAGTTGACCTTCACCTAGCTCTGTATAATGCAATGTATTACACTTCTAAAAAGAGCACTTTTTCAGCACTAAACTACATAGTTTTCGCTAGCGATGGACAAAACATTATCAATAGACCAAAAGGAAGAAAACAAAATACAAACCAATTAAAAAATCTTCAGATACAAATGATCATTTAAATATAGCTCAGTTTTTCGACAAAATTATAGGTGCAAAAATGTTCTATAAGTACTTACTATTATTCACACCAGTAATAATGGGGATTATATTAACTATACTCGTCCATAGGATGAACAAAGAAGAGAGAAGTAATGTTAAAGAAAAATAAAAAATCATTTGATGATCAGGCTGAGTTTACTCAAGGTGAAGCTAAGTCTTCAGAGATTCCTGAGGAAAATGCTTTGAGCGAATATGATACCGTTGATAGTAAACAAGAATGGATTGATGAAGAACCCTTTTTTTTAGAAGATGATGGGACATTTCTGGAGCCACCAACCTTTATTACCCGTGCAAAGTTTGACATGAAAAGAGATGATGAACTTGTATAATATGCTCAGGCATCGGACTAGGTGAGAGCTGCTGCTGACGCTCATAAGAATTACATCTAAATTCAAGCATCATCGCGAAAAAAATCATCCCTAGCAACTAGACCGAAGTTATCTCCAGTCTTCTGAGTATTAAAATACTCATCTTCACTAAAAAAATTTTGTATGCGCCTCTCCTGTTTTACATTCGCTATGTGTAATAAAAAAGAAATTTTCGCATAAGTGTATTTCATATCATTCGCCATCATGTGCAGTTCCATACCCCCAATGAGCCTGGAGTGTTGCGAATTAAAGTCCACAGTTAGCTACTTGAGTGGAGCATAAACATACATCGCAAACCACATCAGTAACGGTATCGACTTCAATCTTTCCAATAATTTTGGGTAAGCGGATTTAATGGTTGATGGGGCAGCTTTAACCCGCCAACCTTATACCAGCCTCAGATGGTTGATAGATCAACCCCGTAATTGAGTTCCTCTGCGAAGTCCGGCAGTCCGTAACCGATGGTTTTCTTGTAGAACGGGGAGACCTTCGCAGTCGGGGCCTTCTTCTTGTGCTTCGTGGTATAGAGCATTCGTGCCCGCATCACCTCGAAGGAGTAACCACGCCCTTCACGGTTCTTGTCCTTGGCCAATCGGTTGATGGACTCCGTGTAAGCGTTGGTGACGGGCATGTCTGTCTCGAAGTAGGTCATGATCTCTTCGTGCCAGTTACCCACCGCCCTGACCAGATCGCTCCAGACTTCCTTCTGGCCCTTCGGGATGGTGGCTATCCATTCGTCCAAGGCGGCTTCTGCTTGGGGCCGTGAGGTGGCATTCCAGATACCGTAGAAGCGCTCCTTGTGCTCGTAGGAGGCCAGCAGTTGAGGGAATGCGCCTGTCCAGGTTTCCATGATAAGGCGTTCCCGGTCAGAAACTTCGTGAGCTCGTTTCAGCAGGATTTTCCGATCTCCCTTGAGGGTTCGGCTTTGGGAAGGCTTCAGCTCCTTTCTGAGGCCTTTGCGTACCTTCTCTAGGGCATCGTTGGCCATACGCACCACATGGAACTTATCAACGACGATACGAGCCTGCGGCAGCACCGCCTTGACCGCTACACGGTAGGGATTCCACATATCCATGCTGACGATCTCGACCTTCTGCCGGTCTTTCAGCTTCAGTAGGTAGTTGGTCACCACGTCCTGTCGGCGGGTGGCCAGCAGGTCGAGCAGGGTTCTCTCTTCGATGTTGGTCAAGATGCAGCGGTAGCGCTTGTTCAGGTACAGCTCGTCGATGCCTAGGATGCGGGGCGTCTCGAAGCGGTGCCAGCGCCCAAGGAACTCGGCACGGGCATTGAAGATGTCGCGTACCGTCTTCTCGTCCAGGCCGGTCTGGGCCGCTACAAAGGTGTAGGGGTGGTTGAAGGCTTCCTTTTCCACATATTCATGCAGCCGCAACGTCATGCGGAAGCCGTCCGCCATCTCCGGTAGCTGGGGCCTGAAGGTGGTATTGCAGGCCCGGCATGTGTACCGACGACGGACCACCCAAAGGGTGACCCGTTTGCCGTGGATGGGCAGATCACGATAAGGAACATCACGCTTGCCAAACCGCACGAGCTCTCCCTGCACACCGCATTTTTTGCAGACGCAGAGATCGGGCGCGTCCACCTGAAAGTGCATTTCGTCGTCGGTGGATTTACAACCCAGCACCTGATACTCAGGCAAGTGCAGGATGTTGTCGGGAAGGTTACTCATGGACGAAAAGAACTCATCCAACCGATCTATCCTTGCAGAGCTGGCATTAATACTTCTTGTACGATCTGACTACCTTCTGGGGTCGCCCAGGTGCCCGCAAGCTCAGCAATCACCTGGTTGGTGCTTGTCAACGTCACCCCACTTTTTTCCATACGGCTTAGCGCGATTTCGTCAGCAAACTTCGTCGGTGAGGCGCCCGCATCGGCAACGACTTGAACTTCATAACCGTCACTGACTAAACTGAGTGCAGGGTAAACTGTACAAACGTCATTCGTGACACCTGCAATGATGATTTTTCTGCGGCCGAGCAACTTGACAGCCTTAGAGAATCGCTCATCGTCCATTGCATTGACGACCCCCGAGCGCTTTATGCGCGCAGCGAATTCGGTTGGAAGGATCGCCTCAAGTTCGGGCAACAAAGGTCCCTGTGCGTACTCTTCCATACTCGAAGTCAATACAACCGGAATTTTGAGAATCTGTGCGGTGTTGGCCAACATCAGTGCGTTCCGCTTTAGCTCATCGAACGGCATAGACTTTGCCCAGCCCATGGTTCCAACTTGGTGATCGATCAACAGGATAATGGCGTTATCAGCGGTAAAACGTTCATAAGACATAGTTATTAATCCTTCCTTTCAGTTAACGACGGTGTGCAGTGGTTGGCCGCTAAAAAAAACAGCCCTTGAGTGGTTATTGATTGAATGAATTGTGATTTCATGTGGCTTGTTTTGGGCTGGAAATATAGGCAATTCGGCATCGTCATGTTTAAAAGCCTGATCATCCACCTGAATCGTACCGTCTACAGCCATCACGAATGCGTTATGTCCAGCCGCAACTGGCAAAACCAGCTTCGAACCCTCGCCCATTGTAATATCGAGCATTGTTACTGAAGTCGGTGGGCAGAGAGGGGAGCATACATCTGCGAAACATCCCAAAGGCACGCGTATATCTACTCCGGGTAATCGTATTGCAGGTACCTCGTCTGGCTCCAAACTAAGTGCAAAAGGCTCCATATCTCGCATATCAACTGCAAGGTCGACGAAAATTTGTAACGAGTGAGCGGTTTTACCCGGTTCGGCAGGGATTTCCTCGTGACGAATTCCACGTCCTGCGGTTGTCCAGTGCAAGCCGCCAGGGCGTATCAGATTGCGTGTGCCGAGCGAGTCTCGATTGTCATAGCCCGTTTTTGCGTCCATGAACACGTAGGTCACAGCGGAAAGTCCAGCGTGAGAGTGCTCCGGAAAGGTCGGCGCACTCATCCATGCATGATCAACACCTAAAAATGGACTTATCAATTCGTTGCCCCCACGAAGTGCATTGGCTTGAAAATGATTGCCGCGGCGGATTTGTTGAAGAGCAGCATTAACGCGCATGAACGTCACCTCTTGCTGTCTGGGCTTCATGTAGAAAGGGATAGTCGGTATAGCCCTCGGCTGATCCGCCATAGAATGCTTCAGGCTTCGGTTCATTCATGGGCGCATCGCTCTGAATCCTTTTCACGAAATCAGGGTTAGCCAACACCATCGACCCATAGGACTCCAGCTCGGCCAGGCCCGATGCGACATCTGTGCCTATCTGATTAAGGGGGCGGCCCGGCCGGTTCAGTATCAGATTGCCGGTCCACAATTTGCGAATATCGGCCAACAGTGAGTCATTCCCCAAGTGCATGATATGTAGATAGGATAGTCCCAGTTCATTGAGCTTGGGAACCAAGTAGCGATAAAGATCCGGCCCGTCGGCACCCTCGTCTATACCCCAGATATTTGTACCAGGAGACAATCGGATGGCTGTTCTGTCTGGGCCTATCTCTTGCGCGATAGCCGCTGCAACTTCCAGGGCGAAGCGAGCTCGGTTTTCGATTGAACCTCCGTACTCATCCGTGCGGGTGTTGGCACTAGGTGCGAAGAATTGTTGAATCAGGTAGGCATTTGCACCATGAATTTCGACACCATCGGCCCCTGCCTCGACTGCTCGGCGAGCGGCGAAAGCAAAGTCGGCAACGGTCTCTTGGACTTCCTCAGAGGTCAAGGCGCGTGGCACCGGAATTTCCTGCATGCCCGTTATCGTGAACATGCCTGTTCCCGGCGCAATGGCCGATGGTGCGACACTTTGGCGATGATGCGGCGTGTTGTCCGGGTGAGACATGCGGCCTGCGTGCATCAGCTGTATGTAGAGTTGCGCCCCTTCTCTGTGAACCGCATCTGAAACCTTTTTCCAGCCAGTGACATGGGCATCAGTGTAGATGCCCGGTGTCGCCAGGTATCCTTGTGCGTCATCTGATGGCTGAGTACCTTCGCTTATGATCAAACCAACACTGGCGCGTTGAGCATAGTACTCAGCCGCTAGGTCACCTGGGGTACCGTCGCGCTGGGCGCGTGAGCGAGTCATGGGGGCCATGACAAGACGATTTTGTAGGGTGCTACGCCCGACTCTTATTGAATGGAAGAGCTGATTCATAATGGAATTCTCCGGTTATTGGTGATGTTTATCACTATATTCAGATCCAAATATGAGATAAATATGCTAAATTGCAGATGACTGGTTCATTTTTGGAGCAATTAATGTGATTTCACTCGATGACATGGCGTTGTTCGTGGAGGTCGTCAAAGCCAAGGGCTTTCGTGCCGCGTCAGAAGCTAGCGGGATACCAAATTCGACACTGTCACGGCGGATTAGCGCACTTGAAAAGTCAATTGGATTACGACTTCTGCACCGGACGACGCGTAAGATCGAGTTGACAGAAACAGGTCAGATATATTTCGAGAGATGCAACCGCATCGTTGCTGAAGCCCATATGGCACACGAGCAGCTCGGTGAAATGCTGACACAGCCTAGCGGTGTGTTGCGCGTCTCGCTGCCAGTGGATTTCGCCGTGACCTATCTTTCCCCTTTGATTACCGAGTTCGCAGGAATGTATCCTGGCATAAAATTTGATTTTGACCTGTCACCCAAGCGAGTCGATCTGGTCAGTGAGCGCTTTGATGTTGCGATCCGGATTGGGAAATCTGAGGATTCCCAGCTTATTGCACGGCGATTGGCTTTGCTTACATTTTGCCTTTATGCATCACCTGGATACCTTAAGCGATCGGGGGAGCCGACTGAGCCAAATGAATTAGAGCAATACGAATGCCTGACTATTGCTAAAGGGGATTATTGGGAATTGTACGATGGTAAGCGCACCGCGCGGATCCGAGTGGATGGGCGGTTTAAGCTGAACAGCGTCAACATGCTTCGCCGACTTGCTGCACTCGACATGGGCATCGTCATGTTGCCGGAAGAGATAGTTGCTGATGAACTAGCTCACGGCAAGCTGCAGAGAATTATGCCCATGTGGCAGGGCAATTTACTACCGGTCTATGCCATGACAGAAACTCGATTGTTACCAGCTAAAACTCGACTATTCGTCGATTTTCTCTGTGACCGTCTGGGGGGATTACATAGGGGCGTGCTAAAGAAAAAGAATCGATACTAAAAAAATACAGCTAACCTCGGCATCAACCAGATTTTCCGTTGGGCGAACAGGCTGTATTTTCTGCTGCAGCGTAAAGTATCAACCATTAAATCCGCTTACCCATAATTTTCATTCCAATCTCCAATACCGACCGAAACGCTCACCGTGGATGGCTTCGGCCTTAAACCTTTTGAGAAAGCTCTGATTCACAGACAATTTCGCTCATACTTCTCGCCCGGTCCACAATGCCCAGAGCTTTCACAACATAGGCAGCATTGCCAGTTTCGAGCGCATCAGACATGAATACAGCAATATCATCGCAGGACTCCAACATGGCTGCTGGATCAAACTCTGTGAATTTCTCAGCCATTTAAAGTACCCCATTCGTTGGTAATCAGCTTTTCTTAATTTTAGTCCAGCTAAATTGAACACCCTAAATTATCCAACTTCACCACCAAATCCTCCGTCCTTAAGTGTGTATACCGTCTCAACATCTGCATCGTCTTATGCCCACTGATTGCCGCCACCTCTTGATCGGATAGTCCTGCTTCTACTAATCGGCTAACAGCCTCATGCCTCAAGTCATGAAATCGGAAGTCATCAAGACCTGCCTTCTTCTTGGCTAGATTCCAAACCTTGGTATAGACGTAAGGCCCCCTTTTGCCTTCTTTGCCGGGCTCACCGAAAAATACTAGGTTGCAGTCGAGTGGGCGCACCGGGTTGTTCAGGGCCTGCCTGAACACCTCCGTAGCAGCCTGAGTTAGCGGCACAAGACGGGCTTCGTTGTTTTTAGTGTCTGTAAGGCGCACCAGGCGGCGCTTAACGTCTACCTGGCTACGAGTGAGGGTTAGGATCTCCGACGAGCGCATACCCGTCTCTAGAGCGATTCTGACGATCCATACAAGCATAGGGTTGCTGTGCTGGCGTAACACGACAAACAGACGCTTCTCCTCCTCAGGACTAAGGCGTCTACTCCGGCCCTCCCCAGGGCTAGGCTTGCGAATATTCTGAACAGGGTTATAAGTCAGGCCCAGCCCCCACTCTTGGATAGCCACGGTGAATAGGTGGCCAAGTAGAGCCAGTTCTAAGCGCACGGTACTGGGGCTGATTAGCTCCCCTCGGCGTCCCAAACTGTTTAAACGCTTATCGCGGTAGTTAGCGATAAGCTCTGGTGTAAGGGCTGCTAAAGAATATTTTCCCAAATGCTGTGGGTTAGCAGTAGATATGGCACAACGGAACAATGTGGGACTATAAACAATAAGGTGGGATAAACAGGGATGCGAGGCGGGATTTAAAGCCACAAATTCAGAAGGTTATGAACATGGCGTCAGTATACAGCGCCATCAAATTAGACGCTATCTGTGCCAAATACCCCACAAATAGAAAAACGCCGTTTCCTTTGGGAAGCGGCGTTTTTTTGCGCATGAATTGGCACTGCCTTAAAGCCACCCCGCCGACCATACAGCTCGCCCAACGATCTCAAGTTCATGCAAGCGGTCACGAGGCACTATTACTTCCCGGTATGCGCTGTTAGCGCTAATGACACTTACACCATCAAAGTTACGTTGCAAGCGTTTCGCGTAGAGGTGTCCATCCAGGCGCAGGATATAAATACCCTCCCCCTCAATCGTGGTGCGTGTGTGATCAATCAACACCGTATCACCGCTGTGCAGCACCGGTTCCATGCTGTCGCCGTCTATACGAATCGCTGAAAGGTGATCCGGCGTTAGCCCCTGCTTGCGCAGCGAGTAGCGCGTAAAGCTGATGTGTGTAAGCACGCGGCAATTTTCATTCCAAGCCCCATCACCCGCGCTGCACTGCGCGTCATATAGCGGCACGAATGCGTAGTCCTCCATGCCAGGAACTTCCGCAACCACCTCTACATTTCGTCTTGCTGTGCCTTTTGAACCCTCACCGGTCATAAGCCATAGGAGATCAATCCCCATCGCATCCGCCAGCTTAATCAGTACTTTTCGAGTTGGCTCTCCACCTTTTAGATAACGCTGAAGACCGCCTTGAGAGATGCCAGCCTTTCTCGCTAAAGCATTCGCGCTACCTTCTATAGAAGTCAGCTCACGTAAGCGGTCTGCGAAGCCTGTATCACTTTCATCTTCCATGACCGAACTTGAAAGAGCCTGCTGATCATCCGCGTCTACTTTCATGTTTTATAACTACCTGATATTAAACAAATATATTCTATGGAACTAACTTAATAGCTTTTTAGAACTTGAAAAGCTTTTATAGCGCTTGATTTTCAACTTCTATAGCACTATGTTTATGGGGAACGACAGGTTAGACATTCCAAAAAAACGCCACCGAGGTGACGCCATGAACAACGAAATCCCTATCAATCCTTCCCAGCGCTGGGAGTGGTTGAAGTACCAACTCCGTAGTCAGGGTTGTAGCTTGCGCAAACTAAGCGATGAGCTGGGCGTCACCGGCAACGCCGTACAAATGGTGAAGTACACACCTTACCCACGCATGGAGCGCGCTATCGCCAAAAAGCTTGGCTTCACACCACAAGCTATTTGGCCAGAGCGTTGGAACCACGACGGCACTCCCTGCCGAGAACGGCCTAACCGCGCAGAAGTGCGCAAGGACACTATCTGTGTACAGGATAGCGTTTCTAACGTTATAGCGCATCGTCAAATGGCGGCGGGGGCATAGTCATGCGACGTGTCAAAGATGACTTAACCCTAGACATCTTCGAAGTGCCGGTGCCCGTGGTACCTGCGCCAGGTAGCGGCAATTACGCCAGCCAGGTGAGCGAGCTAGTGGGCATCGTTTTGAAGGAGTGCCCGGTAGATCGCTACGAGGTAGCCGCACAGATGAGCCGCTACTCAGGCGACGACGTTTCCAAGCACATGCTGGATGCCTGGAGTTCGCCAGCGCGTAGCGACCACAACATCCCTTTCTATCGCATCCCGCTTTTGGAAGAGGTCTGCCAGAGCCACGCCTTCACCGATTGGATCGTGCACCTGCGTGGTGGGCGTGTGGCCTATGGCCGTGAGGCGCTAGCAGCAGAGTACGGGAAGTTATCGCGTGTTCAAGAGCGTGTGAATGCGGATCTGCGCAAGCTGAAAAAGCTGATGGGAGAAGAGCAATGAGTTCCAATGCCCATAACGAGCCAGCTGTACTCAGCGTATCAACTATTGCGATGCATCGTAGTCGGCGACAAGCGCACGCAATTCGTCGATTAGCAGAACAAGCTCAGAGCTTGTATCAGGATCAGACTCTTCCTCTATTAAGTTCGCCTGTCGAGACAGAAAGCGCTGAGCGTGATCTTGAGGCAGTCCAGGAATCTTCTGCACTTGAGAGAGGAGCCAAGCAATGATCAGCTCCTGGGCATATTCCCTCTCTTCCATCTGTTTAATCTTGAGTCGAATTAAAGGCGGCAAGCTTGCCAACTGCCTTTCGTACTCCTGTTCAATTTTTTCAGTTTTCATAGGGCGTTCCTCTAAAGGTAATTTGGGTTTGGGTTGCACCTCCCAATCTACCGCAGAGTGCAGCGCCCGCCTATTTAAGCGGGGACGTGCATGAGCTGGTACTCCGCGAATGAACTGGCCGGGTTACCAGGTATGCCCGGTACGCGCCAAGGCGTTAAGGCAAAAGCTAACTCTCAAGGCTGGGAAGCTCAGAAGCGCATGGGTTGTGGTGGCGGCTACGAATACGCCTTCGCCGTCCTGCCCACCGAAACCCAAAACGCCTTGTTATTGGCCAAAGCTGATAGCGCCGCGCCAACGCCTACCAGTACGGTAATACCGCAGGCTGAAGAAACACGCCCCGGCCAGCAACAGCTAACCGATGCGCAGCGCAAAGTGATGACTGCTCGCGTGGCCTTCGTTCGTGAGATTGAACGCATGGCAAAGATGGTCAGCCAGCAACGCGCTATTGAAACGTTAGTCGAGCATGCCAAGGCCGGGGGTCTAACGCTTTATCTTAATGAGCGTGTGGTGTTGGCCAACGACCGCAAAACGGATACCCGCACGCTTAGCGAGCGCACCTTAAAGCGTTGGATCAGTGACTTTAAAAAGCACGGTGAGCGAGGCCTTGCCCCCAAACGCCGCGCCGCAGATATGAGCATGCCCGATTGGGCCGGTGACTTTCTCAAGCGATACCAGAAGCCGCAGAAGCCCAGCGTTGAAGCCGCTTTTCAGCTGCTGGTAGAACAGACCGAGCCACCGCACCCGAGCATTCACCAGGTGCGCCGCTGGCTTGCCAAGCTTAGCCCCGAAGCGCGTGAACGTGGACGCTTAGGAGCCCATGAAAGCAAGTCGCTAAAAGCCTTTGTGCGCCGCACGTCTAAAGAGCTATGGCCCAACGATATCTGGGTAGCGGATGGCCATACGTTTGATGCCGAAGTGATCAACCCTGAAACCGGCCAAGCGTTCAGGCCTGAGGTTACGCTGATTATTGATTGGGCCACGCGCCGGATCGTCGGCTTTGCCTTGAACCTTGCCGAGTCGACTTTGGCCACGCTGGATGCGCTGCGCTACTCCGTTAGCCGTGCCGGTATGTTTGGCACCTTCTATGTGGATAACGGCTCCGGCTTTGCCAACGACACCATCCGTGAAGTGGTGGATCGCTTAGGCGGACAGATGAAGCACTCGCTGCCTTATAACTCACAAGCACGCGGCGTGATTGAGCGCGCTCACAAAACCATCCTGGTCAAGCTGGCTAAAACCATGGACAGCTATATCGGCGCGGACATGGATAAAGAAGCCGCGACCAAAGCGCACAAGTTAAGCCGCCGAGACATTAAGCAAGGCTTGAAACCCGCGCAGCTACCTACGTTTCAAGAGTTCTATGACCGCCTAAACGAAGCGTTAGATAGCTACAACTTCCGCCCGCACCGTGGGTTGCCCAAGGTGCGCGATTTAGACACAGGCACCTTACGCCACCAAAGCCCCATGGAAGCCTGGAAAAGTGCCGAAGCGGAAGGCTTTGAAGCGCTGACTGCACCTGCCGATGTGGTCGCCTCGCTTATGCGCCCACAGCTGGTGCGCAAAACCCACCGGGGCGAAGTGCGGGTTAACTCCGGCATCTACTTCCTGCAAGCACTGGTCGACTTTCACGGTGAAGAAGTCCGCGTGGGCTGGGATTACCGCGATGTGGGCCAAGTCGGCGTATTCACGCTAGAGGGCGAGATGATCGGCGAGGCCATATTAGATGGCAATGCCACGCCTGCCATGCCCGTCGCCGAAGTACAAAAAGGCCGAGACAAGCGCCAAAAAGGCCAAATCAGCCGCCTTACCCAAAAAGCCAAAGTGGTCACTGGTCAAGACGTGGAGATCCGCACCATTACGCCCACCACTCGCCATACCGATGCCCAGCAAGTAGAACGCGGCCGTGCCCATCTCAAGCAGCTAGAAGCTCAGGGCACGCCCTTCCAGCTACCGCATAACAAGGTAGACCGCTGGCGGCTGTGGAATAAGTTGGATGCCCAGCTAATGAGTGGCGAAGACGTGCCGCAAAAAGCCCGCGAATGGCACGCACACTACCGGGATAACAAAGATTTGAAGGCCATTGCCGATGCGATGGAAGCGGACGGGCGGCCACCCGTCCGCAATCCCTGGGCCAAGTAAGCACCTGGCCCACAACACCCGAAGCCAATAAGGATGAACTATGAGCGTCAATGCAATTGTACCACTTACTAATGTCGGGCTACTCGCCGCAGCAGTTTCAAGTGCCACCCTCCGCCCACCGGAACTGCCCGGCTTGGTGGTCATGTACGGCCCCAGCGGCTACGGCAAGAGCCTGGCAGCGGCGTATTCCGCCAACCTGCACCGTGCTTACTACATCCAGTGCCGGGAGAGCTTTACCAAGAAAGCCTTTGTAATCGCCATGCTGCGTGAAATGGGTATTGCGCCCATGAAAACCCTGAACGACATGCTCGACCAGGTCGCCGAGCAGCTCTCCCGCTCTGGGCGTCCGATGATCATTGATGACGTGCAGTACATCATTGAGAAAAGCGCCGCCAACATCATCACCGACCTGTATGAGGCCAGCCAAGGCACCATCATCATGATCGGCGAAGAGCAAGTGCCCGCCGCCATGAGCCGTCGGCTGGAACGCCTACATAACCGCGTACTGGAATGGGTGCCCGCCCAAGCGGCCAGCCTGGATGACGTGCGCGCGCTAGCGGACAAAAGCTACCCCGACATCGAGATTGACGACGATCTGCTCGAAGCCGTTAACGACCGCGTGAAAGGCTGCCTGCGTCGTGTTGCCGTCAACCTCTACCAGATCCATAGCGAGGCCATCGCCAACGGCTGGACAATGATCGGCCTGCGGGAATGGGGCGAGCGTGAGATCCACACCGGCCAACCACCGGCGCGGAGGGGCTAAGCATGTCGAAGCGCAAACAAACGCTATCCACCCTGACAGGTGATGTCACGCCCCGCCAGCGCATTTGGGACGCCATCCGTCATCAGCATAACGAAGACGGCCTGATCACCATGCAAGGCATTCGTATCGCTCTCAGGCGGCAGCAAGATCTATCAGAAGGCCGTATTAGCGACTACCTAAGAGCGCTCATTGCTGGCGGGTTCCTGGTGCGAAGTAACCCAGAAGCCCTTCCAGCCACTACGGCTATTTATACGCTTAAGCGCGATGTAGGCATCGAAGCCCCCCGCGTGCGCCGTGATGGTTCATTGCCACCCCCACCAGGGCGCGAACAGCTGTGGCGCACGCTCAAGATCATCGGCACCTGCACCGGGCAAGAGCTGGCTGATGCCGCCAGTACGTTAGTGACGCCGGTATCCCGCGCTGCCGCTGATGAATACCTCTCTATGCTAAACCGCGCCGAGTACGTGAAAACGATCAGAGAAGGAAAGCCAGGCCTACCGGCCCGCTTTCAACTGGTGCCCAGCCGCTGGACCGGCCCGATGGCGCCGCAAATTCGCCGTACCAAGCAGCTCTACGATCCCAATACGGGCAAGGTCATTTACAGCCGCGTGACCAAAACCGAAGGCGGTGAGCCATGAGCGCCGCCATTCGTCGTACCCGCGCCGTGGATATTTCCAACTGGGGCGAAGAGCCGCCCCGCTGGATCACCCTGCTGGCTGACGAAGTACGTGCCACCAACCGTACGCTGGCGGGTGAGCGTATCGGCGTTTCTCGCAGTGCGGTTTCTTTGGCACTGGCGAACCGTTACCCCAGCCCCTCGACGGCCAGTATTGAAAAGCGAGTGCTGCAAGCGTTAGACGGCCTAACGTGCCCAGCCCAGCAGCTCACCATCAGCGTGGAGCAGTGCCGGGACTACCGCGCACGCCCGGCACCCACCCATAACCCAATGGCCATGCGCCTGTGGCGCCACTGCCAAACCTGCCCACACAACCCTCGCCGCCAGGGAGACGACCAATGAGCAGAATCGTGGAACTCTTTCCCGCACCGCCCGCTGGCGTATTGATGGTAGACGACCAACGCCAGCTTTATACCGCCAGTGCGCAGCTTCGCCCCAACACTTATGGCGGCAACTGCCTGACGCTAACGCTGTGTGGCGAACCGCTCGAACGCCCCATCAAGATGCACCTGAGTACCGACATGGCCCGTGAACTCCAACGCGAGCTGCAAGCCGTCATCAACCAAGCGGAGGGCAACGCATGACCCTGAAAGCTACCTGCCCCGAGTGCGGCATGACCGGCGACATGGCCGCCTTCGTGACCCAAGGCGAACACAACCAGGCACTGGCCGTTGCGCTTGAAATGCCTGCCGTCTTGAGCAGCCGTATCGTGCGCTACCTCGGCATGTTCCGGCCCAAGTCGCGGGCACTGGCCAGCGCCAAAAGTGCCCGCCTGCTGACAGAGCTAAAGGACGTAATCACCAGCAGTGTGATCGAGCGTAAGGGCATTACCCGTGCCGCGCCCCTCACCGTGTGGGTAGCGGCCTTGGATCAATTGCTGGAACGCCCACCCAGCAACCTACCGCTAAGCGGCCACGGCTACCTGTATGAAGTAGTGTCCAACGTGGCCGACCGCCACGCCGGAGAAGCAGAGCGTCAGCGCGAAGAAGCCGCTCGCAACGGTGCCAAACAGCCCGCAAACCGTGCCCCTGCCGCACCGCTGCGCGAACGTTCCACCGATGACGTACTGGCCGAACACCAGCGCATGGCTACCCGCCAAGCGCACGTTTCAAACCACGGCAAAGCGCAATACAAGAATAAATCCACTGAGAACGCCAACGCGCCCAAGCGCCTATCGGAGCTGCTGAAAAGTGCCGCCAGCCAGGGAGATACACCATGAGAACCTACAGCGATGCTCATATTGAGCACTACGCCAACCGCTTCATTGC